ACTAAATTGTATATCGCCAATTGCACTAAACAAGAGGCTTTTTTTGAATACTCAGTTCCTGAGAACCCAAAAAGATTTGCTAGACCTATCCGCGCAGGCAGTCAAGTAGAGATAGAAAGTACGCCTGATGTTTTAAACTATATTATTGGACAACATGAACGATACGGATTCACCGAAGTTTCAAAGATTAATAAAGGTTTTAGCGGTTTATGCTATCGCTTTGACAAGCCTATCAGTATTAATGCTATTGAAGCAGGTTTAAGCCAAAACGAACAAGATATGATTGACCGTGCTTTAGAAGCGCGGAAGATTCAAGCCGTTGTTTCAGATGCTCAACTTAACCGAGTAGCGCAAGAAGGCGGACTACGTCAAAAAGCCAATTTGGAAGTAGAAGTTGTTGAAGAAAAACGCAATTTCGCAGATAATGAAGATAAGTTTGAGCAAATAATTACTGTTCAAAAAGAAGGCATTGAACCTAAACCAAGAAGTAGAAGAAAAGCATGAGCGTATTGCCCACAATACCAACACTCGCAGGATACATACAATTTTGTAGAGAAGTTGTGGGCATACCCGTTACTGTTTTACCCGACGATAGCATACAGTTTCCTATATCATACGAAACTGCTTTAGAGTGGATACCTTTAAATTATCTCACGATTATGTCACCTAAGATGGCAGTTTTGTGTACTTACAATTGGGGTGCGTCGGTTTTAATTAATTGGGCGCAAGATAATATTAATGCCGAACCACCCGCTAATCGTTTCTTTGCAACAGCGCGGTCAAGTTACGGCATTAACAATTTCGTTGCGGGTGTCATTGAAGAAGCGCACGACCAAAATACTGGCGAAATGATTGCCGTGCCTGATAGCCTTAAAAATTTATCTTTAGTAGATTTGCAACGGTTAAAAGACCCTTTTGGTAGAACTGCATTAAGTATCATGCAAAGTATCGGTACAAATTGGGGGCTGACATAATGCACATAGAAATTGGCGTTCACCACACAAAAGAGCCTTACAGTAAGTTGTACACTACCGATTTGGCAAATATTTTAGAATCTAAATACGGTTTATTTTCTAATTTTTCAACTATGTACAAAGGTGACATTACCGAAGCCTTAGCCGATTCTTTAGCACAGGCTACCGAAAATGTTTTTACTTTTAAAAGTCTATTTAGTAAAAAAAAATCTGACCCGTATGCTCAAGGATTAAAAACCATAGAAAATCTTTTTAAAGAATATATCGACAACGAATGGTTGGCGGGAATGGCTAGTGGCGTACCTACTTTCGATGCGCTACACGGATTCTCTCGCGTGTCTAATCGGTATTCGTATGTCAGACGCCCATCTTTTAAAGATACAAGCACTTTGCGCAATAACATTAAAGTGACTTTAGAGCAGGATGATATTACATGACTAGCATCGCCGAATCTACGTTAGGAAAAACTTCGTTAGGTTCTGCGATGGAAGCGGGCGTTAATACCATATCGGGTACACAAACATTAACTTTTGATTTGTATGTGCGAAAAGTAAGCCCTACCGACGGTACGGTGTACTGGGTTAACGCCACGTTATTAAATAGTTTAGCAGGTACTTACAATACGGACGATTACAATACTGACCCTTATAATCAAGGCGCATATAAAATTGCTGACATTCCGTTAAGTATTGATGTGCAAGGCTCTTTGCATTTGACCTCTCAACTACATCAATTAGAAGATAGAACGGTTGCTTACATTAAAGCCATTTTTACTTCTTTACAATTCATACAATCTTTCACCATAACAAACCCTCAGCAAATGTATATTTGTTCGTACCCGTCGGAAGAAGGCGGTGTTTTGCGGTTTGGTTTTAGCGAACGTATGCCTTTCTATCAACAGTCGGGTGTATGGCATTACATGGGCGATACGCTATATGCCCAAATGAGTACGCAGATAATAGACTCGTTAGCCGATTTTGATTTGGCAACACAAACTGTTTCTAATAGTTTGCCTATTTGGTTAGCCTTAGAGCAACCTATTGCTGTTTACCCTAGTTTTTTAGTGCCTCAAAATCTAAGACCACCCTTTATTGTGGCTCATGTAGACCCCGCACAAACAGTAGCGTTAGCACAAACCACTTTTATTAATTCAATATCTAGTAGTTATCAATTGACCAAAGACACGGTGCGAATAAGTATGTTTGGGCTAAATAACAATCAGGCTATTGACTTTATGAACTATGTGTTTCAATATACATTAGATACCGAAATAATGGGTTTAATGAATATGCCAATTATTCAAGACCAAAAGTTAACGCAACCTGAATATAATGTCATAGCGAAGAAAAAAGAAGCCGTTTTTGAGGTAAACTACTACCAAAGCAGGGTGCAAGATATTTCTAGGCAATTAATTTTAAAAGCATTTATTACGGCAACACCAACGGATTTACCAACTTAGGAGAATAAATTATGGCAATCGGAACACCAATACTCCCTTCTACATTAGGCGCAGTCATTGTAGCAGAGGCATCAAATACTATTTTAAATATTACGACTAAAACTTTAGTTAAAGCATCAGGTGGTAGAGCAATGCGTGTTTCTGTTGTTGTTGCAGGTAGCGCTGTTGGTGCAGTTTATGACCAAGTATCTTTAACTGTTGATGCGACAAAACAAATTTTTTCAATCCCCGTCGCGTTGGGTAGTTATGCTATTAACTTCCCTTGCAAAACTGGTATTTTAGTAGTGCCACCAACAGGCGGAACTGTCGCTGTATCATTTTGCTAATTAGGAGATTGTTATGTCAATCAATATCGTAACGGTCAATGTTACACAAAATATAGCGCCTACCCCAAATCAGTTGCAACGCACAGGCGCGTTGATTTCTCAAGGCGCAACAAACTTGCCAACAGGCACGTCAGCCCTTTTGTATCAAGCATCGGATTTAACTGCGATATTGGGAAATGCAATTGCAATTACCAATTTGGTATGGTCAGCAGGTAAAGCAACTGTTACGTTAAATGCACCTCATGGCATCATTATTGGAGATTCTATTTTAGGAATTGTTTCAGGAATGACTCCTACTGGTTACAACGGCACTTGGTTAATTACCTCAACAGGTACAAATACATTCCAGTACACAGTCGCTAACTTTGGTGTAGCAACAGTTTTTGGCGTATACACAGAAGAAGATACGCAAGAATTAATTGCAATGGTAACAACTTACTTTGCTCAAGGGTCACAAAATGCTGTATACGTTCTTGAACTAGGAGATGGAACACCTGCTGAAGGTGTTGTGGCACTAAGCACATACATTAACGACCCTGCAATTCAATTTTATGGCTATGTTTTACCTTATACTTGGGCAACAGAAACAACAGCAGTTACTTTAGCAAGAAATCATTCTTCTACTACAGGGCTTGTGTATTTTTGGGTATCAGTAACAAATACGCAATATTCAATTTGGTCAGGTATTAAGTCAGTCATTTTAATGTATTACGACCCAACAGTAACACCTGCAACAGAGTTTGCTATCTGTTCAATGTTTTGGGTGGCAATGAATTACAACCCAAGCAATACCAACAAAGTAACCCCAATGGCATTTAGTTATGTCGTGGGAGTAACAGCACCAGTTTTAACTAAAGCAAAGCAACAAACTTTAAAAACTAATGATGTAAACTACATTGGTACGGGTGCAGAAGGTGGCATTTCAAATACAATCGTTTTGTGGGGAACAACGGCTGATGGTAGAGATTATACATATTGGTATAGTGTTGATTGGGTTCAAATTAACATTAATCTTGATTTGTCTAACGCTATTATTAATGGTTCTAATAATCCTATAAATCCTTTGTACTATAACCAAGATGGTATCAATCGACTACAAACTGTAGCACAAGGTACTATGAACTCAGGCATTAGTTACGGTTTGGTTTTAGCGCCCGCAACTGTTCAAGCCGTACCGTTTGTGACGTATGTTAAAGATAACCCAAGTGACTACCCTATCGGTAAGTATGCGGGTCTGTCAGTAACCTACACACCTAATCGTGGTTTCATTGAAATTATCTTTAATGTCAATGTAACCGACTTCATTCAAGCATAATAATGATTTGTTATCAAATTACCAATTTAGTTACAGGCAAGCGCTATATAGGCTTAACCACCCTTTCTTTGGAAAAAAGGTGGTTAAGACATTTAGTAAATTCCAAAGTAAGAAACACCGCTTTGTATTCAGCAATAAATAAATATGGGGTTGATAATTTTACTATTGAAGAACTTGCATCGGCAAAATCGTTAGAAAATTTAAAGTTGTTAGAAATTAATTTAATTGCGCAAGAAAAAACATTGACGCCTAACGGCTACAATATGACTATAGGCGGTGATGGGGGTCATAATGAAAAACATATGCAAAAATTAATTGCTTTACATAAAGGCGTTAAACGGTCAGAAGAACATAAGAAGAAAATTAGTAAATCAATGACAGGCAAAAAAAGACCTGTTTTAACAGAAAAATTTACACAAGAGGGGAATCCTTTTTACGGAAAAACGCATTCGGCAGAAACAAAAGCCAAAATGCGCGAGAGTCGTTTAAAGTATTTGCAATCTAAAAAACAAGCAAAAGCACTTATTAATTCTTTAAAGGAGAGTCATCATGCCTAATCCTCTTGTCCCACAGGGAACGATTAACCGACTACGGGGGTCGGTTGTTTATACAAACAATCAAACATTAAACATCACCGCCGCGTATCTTGCGCGCGAAGCCATTAGTATTGCTTTTGAGGGCGACGCAGGTATTTTGTTACCTACTTTAACAGGTGGTGTGACAAGCCCTGAGCCGTACCAAATGGCGAACGTGGTGATTCATATGCTGAAGTCGCAGTCGTTGGCTAACGTCTACAAAACGCAATTTGAAACTAACACCAACGTGGGCGACGTGCGCATCATTACCGACGCTTCAACGCTTGGCGATTATCAATTGAATAACTGTATCCTAAAAGGCGTGTCTGATTTAGCCTTTGACGGTTCAACAGCGTTGTTTCAGGTAACATTGTCAGGAATTTATTATGTAAACAGTAGCCTTTGGTCGGCTATTTAATTTTAACTAAGGACGCAAAGTGAAGATTGCAAAAAACTTAAATCTTGTTGTACCTATCGGTGACGAAGATAACCGAATGTATGTTCATTCAACACCAATTTCACGAGTGGTGTTTGAAGAATATTTTTTGGTTATCTCTAAAACCTTTACCGCTATTTTTTCTGAAGGTTTAGGCGCTATTACGGGGTCGCGTATTGCCAGTTTAATGTTGCGTCAAGTTGCGCAAGAAATAGGGCAATGGGAAAAAGTACAAAAAGGTTTGCTAAACGAAATTAACCGTTTAACAAACGTCGTGATGCTTGGCGATAATGGTTGGACTTCATTACCTTTACAGCATCTTTTAGATAAAAAAATGTTGAGCGAAGATGATATTTTTGACATTCAGGGGGAATTAATTTTTTTTACCTGCGTACATTCGGTCAACAAACGAAATCAGATAGAGGAGATGATGAACGCGGCGAATGGTCTTTGGGGGTCGTCAGTCACATCATTAACCTGTACGGAATATCTAACTTCATTACCGACATCGACAGAGGTAGAGAATACTGGCGCGACGGCGACCACCTTATCAGTTCCGTCCTAGACTATGCAATGAGCGACGGTTTTGCTAAGTTGTTTGAGGACGTTGATGTAGACTATAAATCGTGCGCATTGGAATTTAGGCAACGGTATATTTTAAACGCACTTAAAAGGACTTTTTAAATGGCAAATGCAATTATTAATGTTGACGTTAATGACTCGCAATTTAAAACGCTTCTTACTAACGCTGAAAAGTACAAGAAAGCCGTCGAATCTTCTAACAAAGCGTGGAAAACTGCGTCGCGTTCAGCGTCGCAGTTAAACACACAGATTAAATACCAAGCCAATTTATATAAACAAGTTTTTGCGGGCATGGCTAAATATGTAGCCAACGACGTAAAATCGTTGGTTAACAATCAAAAACGTAACAATCTTATTAAGCACCAAATTAATATCCACAAACAAGTGCTTGTGGGTATGGGTAAATATATCGCTTACGATATGAAAGCCTTAGCAAATGGTGTGCGCCGTAATGTTCAATTAGGGAAAACACTTGACTATATGCGTCGTATTGCAATGTATGCGGGCGGGGGGATAGGACGCGTTGGGCGATTTATTGGTGGTGGTGGTGGAAGCGGTGGTGGTGGGCTAGGTGGCGCTATGGGTAGCGGTTTTATTCTTCTCTTTAGGGCTATAGGTACTTTTGTAAGTACGGCGTTACGTTTTATGCGTATGTTGACAGGGGTTGGGCTAGGAGTGGCTACAGCAGGGTTTTTTGGGGCTAAAGGGCTTACGCAAACTGCAAGCGATACGCGACGTAGGTCATTAGAATTAGGCACGTCGGGGGGTCAATTAAGAGCGTCACGTTTCGTGTATGGCAGATACTTTGATGTAGATAGCCCACTTTCGGCTATTCAAAATGCGCAAACTAACCCCGATGACCGTCGAATACTAACAGGGCTTGATTATGAAAATCGAAACCCTACCGAAATTTTACCGCAATTAATTGATAAATTTGTTCATATTTTTCAACGTGACCCGCGTAATGCTACTGCAAATTTAGAAGCGGCAGGGTTATCTTCTTCAGGGCTTACTTTTGAAAACATTGCTCAAATGGCTCGTCTACCTGAGTCAGAGCGTTTAAAAGCACGCGCCGATTTTGTACAAAAAGCACAAGATTATAAAATTGGTGACGATGACTTAAAAATTGCTCAAGATTTAAACCAAAAATTTATTGATTTAACTAACACTATAC